TAGAAATTTTTCAAAATATCATAATTAACTATAACAAAATCATGTTCTGTTAAAAAGTTTTTTCCTTCTGATATATAGACACTCCTATCTGTATAGTTTCTAATCTCCCTCTCCCAATTTAATTTTAGTGATGCGGGACATATAATTAAAATTCTTTTTGCACCTGTTTCTAAAGCAGCAATAATTGTACTGGTTGTTTTACCCAACCCCATATCATCAGCCAATATAAATCTTTTAGAACCCGCAAGTCTTTCTATCGCTATCTTCTGATGTTCTAACGGTGGACGATGTGAATATTTTGAATATTCAACTTTAATGTCTTTAATTGAGTGTGTTTTAATTAGTGCACCTTTTGGTAAATAAAAATCATGAATAGTTTCACCTGAAAAGAATTTTCCCCAAATATGATAAGCCTTTTCCCTCTCAACCAAAAGTTTTTCAACCCAAACTTCTTTTGGTATTTCTGTGTATAATTTTTCATCAGCAATTTTTTTTGCAAAATATGGGTCAAGTTCAACCCATTTTTTAGCAACTTTAGGATTTGTGTTTGAAAAATTAACAATATATTCTGATTGTGAACGAGTTGGGTAAAATTTTTTATTAGTTTCTTTTAAAAATTTTAACTTTAGGATATAGTTATTTGCCCCCTGATATGTATCAAGAATATCTAATGCTCGTTGTTCGAGTATATTTATTGTATAACCAGTTTGCACACTTTCCAAAACTAATAAAATTTATTCTAAATAATAATACATTTTTCAATATTTATCAATATGGCAGAAAATAAAGTTCCGATAACAAGACTTGGAAAGTTTTTTGGGGGTGAAGATTACTCTTTGGACATTAACATGGGTGATGAATGGTTAAGTGGTGACATGAACTTTACTCTTGTATTATATCGTGTTGACAAAATGAAAACAAAAACCGATGATGTTTATGCTGAAACAGTGAAGGATGGTGTTAAATTTTTACCACCTGTAGAATTTAAAGGGTATGTTCAAATTTTTGCACCTGAAAATAAAATGATGGGAAATTCAAGAATTGACCAAATGGAACCAGGTAACTTAAAAGTTGGGGTGTATCAGAAACAATTGGATGAGTTGGATATTGATATTAGTTTCGGTGATTATATTGGTTATTATGAAACTGAGGATAGAATCAGATATTATACCGTGGTTAATGACGGAAGGGTTGTTTCTGATAATAAACACACATATGCCGGTTATAAACCATTTTATAGAACCATAATGGCATCTGCGGTTATGGAAAACGAATTTAGAGGATTATGAAAATTTTATTAACAGAACGTCAATTTAAAAACTTATTTGAACAAGAGGTAAATAATGAATTTATTGGTTCAAGAGTTATGGTTTATTATAATTTACATAAACATACTTTTTCCGTTACACTAAATGATAGAGTTATTTTATATGCTGATTATGTTAAATTAGGTAATGTTGAATTTAGAGTCAGACAAGGTGGGAAAGAAAAGGTTAGAAGTGAAAAACAAAAAAATGTGCACGCTTTTGTAATCGGTGATTTATTAGATTATTGTGAATTTCCTTGTGAAAACATACCAAACGAACCAACTGATAAGGTTGTGACATATAATCCGTACAAATATGATAGTTTTGTCTATAAAGACTCTGAAGAACCGATATATAACGCTAAAGAGGTTGATATGATTAATCTTAAAAATAAACTATTTGTAATTAATGAAGTTAAAAAATGATTAATATTGTATTGACAGATAGTCAGTATTTCAATATAATTCTTTCAGAATCAAATAATGAAATGACTGATGAAAAAAAAATAAAATTTGACGAATTCACTATTTTTACTTATACTACCATAGGTTTATTCGAAAGAGGGACAACTAAATTATATTATTTTAATAATGTTGTTCCAATATCTGATGAAGATATTGGTAAAGATAAAGTTAAAATAATTGGAGTATTAGGGGATTTTACTTTTGATAGAATTGATTTGAAATATGATGAAAACAAATCTTCAATAAGAGTTAATAAAAATATTTTTGACAAACATTATCCCGATTTTATGGTGGTTAGACAATCTGAAAAAGTAGGTATTACACCTCAAAACATTAGAAAAGCATTAGAGAAAGCGTTTCCCTCTAATTGGAAACCTGAAGATGAAATATTCAGTGCTGGATTACGAGGAATATATACTATTGGTAGTAAACTTGGTGATGATGTTGAGGATTGGTCTATTATGAATTATTTTGACACCAAAGAAGAAATTCAGAATATTTTATATTTGAGATATCGAGAGGATGAAACAAACGAAGATGTTGTTAATTGGTTATCAAATTTATTAAGAACTGATAAGGAGTTTGCAAAAATTTTAGTGGATAGACAATGGCAATCAATTAAAAGTGGTTTAGATTTAGAAAGAGAGGCGGTTAAATTTTTCTTTAAAAAAGTTAATCCTAAAAATGTGACATTTTATCCTCATGGTTCTAAAATGGATAGATGGTATGGAGTTGATGTTACCATAGGTGATAAAAATTTCCAAATAAAACCTCTATCTTCATATTGGTCAAATGAAAATGGATATGATATATCGACCTATGGAATGAGAGATTATAAAGATAAAAAATTGGTTGATTTTCTTGTTTTTGCAAATAGTGAAACTGTCTTAATATTTAAAAATAAAGATTATAATGTTTCCTCAAGAAATCGTGTTTCTTTCAAGGAAAAACCTGTAAGAGTAATTAAATAAGAAAATGCCACTACCTAAGAAAATAAAAAAAAATATTCCGTTAACACAGGAAAAAACCTTGTTATCTAGAAGATATGAACTACTTGAGAAAATAAATAAAGATGGTACATATCTTCCAAAATCTTTATTACACGCTGATTTAGATAGAGGATTTTTAGATTTTGTTAAAGATACTTTAAAAACAACAGTTGAGGGTAAAGTTATTCCCACTATTGATATTATAATAACAACACAAAATTGGTCACAGTTTACTGAAACTTGGAATTTTCAAAATTTAGATAAAAATGCAGAACCACCGTTTATTACCGTGGTTAGAATTCCTGAAGTAAAATTTGGAACTAATCCTGCTGTTTTATATAACATACCAAATAGAAAATTATTTTTTTATGCGCAAGTACCTACTTGGGATGGTAATCGACAAGGTACTGATGTTTATAAAATACCACAACCAGTACCAGTAGATATTACGTATACCGTAAAAATTATATGTAATAGAATGAGAGAGTTAAATCAATTTAATAAAAATGTTTTAGAAACTTTTGCTTCAAGACAAGCATATCAAGTTATTAAGGGACATTATATTCCTATCGTTATGAACAACATTACGGATGAATCGGTCTTAGAACTTGAGAAAAGAAAATATTATATACAATCGTATGAATTCACAATGTTGGGGTTTTTAATGGATGAGGATGAATTTGAGATTAGTCCAGCAGTAAATAGAGTTTTACAAGTTTTAGAAGTTGATACTCAAACCAAAAGAAAAAGACAAAGAATTGATGTTGAAAGTTCCACATATAAAGAACAAATTTTATTTATTGAAGGTAATGACACGATTAATCAGATTTTTGACTTTACTTCAAATATAATTTTAGGTGAAACATCCAATATAGACTCTTTTGATGTTTATATTAACAATCAATTCTATGGGACAGATTTAAATGAAATACAAATTAACACTAATGATGTGTTAAAAATTGTTGTTGTTAAAGAAGATAATAATAAAGATGGTTCTATAGAATTATTAAACAACATTGTTTAATCTTCACCATAGATATCTTTTTTTTCTTTACATTTTTCAACAATAAGTTTTTCTAAAAACCTATACATTTTCACACCTTTCTTATCGCAATATTTCTTGAGTATATCGTGAACTTCCACAGATATCTTTAAATTCTTTATTTTTTTAACTTCTTGGCTCATAGTAGAAAAAAGGTAGAATATTTTCTGCCCATATTATAAATATTCATTAGAAAGTAAAGTATTTTGTTTTTTTCTGCAATATTTATACATAAGAAATAAATTTAAAAAAAAAAGAAAAAAATAATGGCAACTTCTTCAAACAGTAAAGTTTTCGTTTCACCGGGTGTCTATACATCTGAGGTAGATTTATCATTTGTCGCACAAAGCGTGGGTGTAACTACTTTAGGTATGGTTGGTGAAACTTTAAAAGGTCCAGCTTTTGAACCAATTTTCATCAGAAACTATGATGAATTTACAACTTATTTCGGTGGTACATCCCCTGAAAAGTTTATAAATACACAAATCCCAAAATATGAGGCGGCTTATATAGCTAAGTCTTATTTACAACAATCTAATCAATTGTTTGTAACAAGAGTATTAGGTTTATCAGGATATGATGCCGGTCCTTCTTGGTCTATAGTTATAAAAGCAAACGTTGACCAAACAACTGTTGGTTTTAAATGTTTAAGTGCAATAACTGTTAATTGTGTATCTGAGTGTGTTAATTATGAGGACTTTCTTGTAGAAATTCCTTTCACAGCTTGTACTAACGATATTAGTACGATTACTTTAGACACATCATCAATAGCGATTATTGCTGCAAAACAAAATCTACCATATGAACTATTCGATGGAAGTATTTCGTCTTTGGACAATAACATGAAACAACAAATTTTTGATGTTATCAACAATGTTAACCCATATACAGCAGAAACCGATTCAGTTTATTATTATGGTACAATACCAACAAGTGAATATGATATGTTATCAGGTTACACATCTGAAACAAATGTTTTTGAAGTTAATAATGTAAGTTCTGATTTAGCAGATTATACTGCACCTCAAAATGACCCTTGGTATTATGCGTTGTTTGACAACGTTGGAAGTGCGGTTTATACAGGTTCTTCATTTTGGACTGTTGTAACTGATTTAGTTAATATCACACCATTAACGACAACTACAACAAGTAGTACAACAACTACAACTACAAATCCTTGTGTTACACCAACACCTGGTACTACAACAACTACAACTACAGCAAAACCAACACAATGTTTTACGGGTAAATTGACAGGTGTATTATACGTTTATTCGGGTACAGCATATACAGATTTTGATGATTTAGTTATTGCGACTTTACGTTCAAGAGGTGTTGCCAACTATTCTAATGATAATGGTGCGGTATATGAAGTTTCAGGTTCAACTAATATTTATGGTAGTTTCATAGGTGACGATGTTCAAATGGTTTGTACCGGACAATATTCAGCTTGTACAAAAAATCCTTTTTCAACATTCGGATTAAATATTACAAATATTGATGGGGATACTTTCTTCTTTGAAACTTCGTTCTTAAATAGTGATGTTAATTATGTAACCAAAGTATTTGGTCAATCTAATTTTGCAAAACCAAGAAAGTCGGTTCCTTTGTTTATTGAGGAAGTTTATCAAACTCTTTTAACTTATGGATACAGAAAAGGTTATATTAGAGGTTTAAGTTGTGAATTGATTGCTTTACCTGATGCAAGACAAGGTCTTGACCCAACATCAATTGCATTCTATCTTGAGCAATATCAAACACCTTCTTCACCTTGGGTTGTTTCTGAATTGAGGGGTAATAAAGTTTATAATCTATTCAAGTTCATGACAATCGCTGATGGTGATGCTGCTAACACAGAAGTTAAAATTTCAATTATCAACATTTCTTTTGATAATGGTACTTTTGACTTGTTAGTTAGAGATTTCTTCGATACTGATTCGGCACCAACTGTAATTGAAAAGTTCACTAATTGTAACATGAACCCTAACGATAATAACTTTATCGGTAAAAAAATAGGTACAAGTAATGGTGAATATGAACTTCAATCTAAATATATTATGGTAGAAATGAATGAAGATGCTCCAATAGATGCTCTTCCTTGTGGTTTCTTAGGATATACATTTAGAGAATATGCAGGTGCTAGACCACCATTCCCAATATATAAAACTAAATACGATTTCCCTGGTGAAGTTGTATATAACCCACCTTTTGGTACATCAACAGGTACTGATGATGCAACAAGAAGTGCGGGTGATAATGTACGTAGAACTTATTTAGGTATTTCTGACACAATAGGTATTGACCAAGATTTTTACTATTATAAAGGAAAACAATTACCGTTGAATATCTGTACAGATACTACTGGTGATGATTGGGCTTACAGAACTAAAGGATTCCATATGGACATCAACGCAAGTGTAATCACCATTCCAAATGCGTTTGCTACAAGTGGGACACCAGCGTTCTATGTTGGTTCTGCACCATTTACAAGTGACCCTGATAGTCCTGATAATCCATATTATAGATTATTCGCACGTAAATTCTCATTACTTGTGAACGGAGGTTTTGACGGATGGGATATCTATAGAGAATACAGAACTAACCAAGATAGATTTGGATTAGGTAAAACAGGTTATTTGAGAGGAGCTTGTGCGTCTCTTAAATACCCAACAGCGACAGGATGGGGAGCATTCAAACAAATATCTGTAGGTGATAATACTTCAGATTGGGCAAATACTGACTATTACGCTTACAAATTAGGTATTAGAACATTTGCAAACCCTGAAGCGGTTAACATTAACGTGTTTGTAACTCCAGGTGTAGACTATGTAAATCATTCAGATATTGTTGAGTTTGGTATCGATGTTATTGAAAATGACAGAGCGGATTCAATTTATATCTGTACAACACCTGACTACAATATGTTTGTTCCTTCTGCAAGTGATATGTTAGACTTTATTTATCCACAAGAAGCGGTTGATAATCTTGACCAAACAGGAATTGATTCTAACTATACTGCAACTTACTACCCTTGGGTATTAACAAGAGATTCTGTTAATAATACACAAATCTACTTACCACCAACAGCGGAAGTTACAAGAAACTTAGCCTTAACCGATAATATTGCATTCCCTTGGTTCGCAGCGGCAGGTTACACTCGTGGTATCGTAAATGCAATCAAAGCACGTAAGAAGTTAACTCAAGAAGATAGAGATATCCTTTACAAAGGAAGACTCAATCCAATTGCAACTTTCTCAGATGTTGGAACTGTAATTTGGGGTAACAAAACTTTACAAGTTAGAGAGTCAGCTCTTGATAGAATTAATGTAAGAAGATTGTTGTTACAAGCACGTAAATTGATTTCTGCGGTTTCTGTTAGATTGTTATTCGAACAAAATGATGCAATTGTTAGACAACAATTCTTAGATGCCGTTAATCCTATCTTAGATGCGATTAGAAGAGATAGAGGTTTATACGACTTCCGTGTAACAGTTTCTTCAGATGCTGCCGATTTAGATAGAAACCAAATGACTGGTAAGATATATATTAAACCAACAAGAAGTTTAGAATTTATCGATATTACGTTCTACATTACACCAACAGGTGCTTCATTCGAGAACATATAATATCAAACTTAAAATTGAAAACCCCCACCAAAAATGGGGGTTTTTTTATTTGTCTAATATTTATAATATAATATGAATAAAGACTTTATTATAAAAGAAGGTATTGGGGAAGATGAAACCCCGGATTTAAAGTACTATGCTTTTGATTGGGATGATAATATCCTTCAAATGCCCACAAAAATAATCTTAAAGGATAAGGATGGGGATGAAGTGGGTATGTCAACTGAAGATTATGCAAAATATAGACATACTATAGGTATAGAACCTTTTGATTATGAAGGACATGAAATAATTGGATATTCTGATGAACCTTATAAATATTTTGGGGTTAAAGGAAATAAACAATTTATTATCGATTCATTAATAGCAAAACCCTCAGCGGCTTGGGGTGATTTTGTTGAGGCAATAAATGGAGGTTCAATATTTTCAATTATAACTGCAAGGGGACATAATCCTGAGGTATTAAAAGAATCTGTTTATAATTTAATTATATCCAACAAAAATGGTATTAATTCTAATCAATTAATAAAAAGTTTAGAAAAGTACAGAAATTTAACTGATAGTGAAACATTATCAAAAAAAGATATGATTAGAGAATATTTGGAATTGTGTAAATTTTATCCCGTAACTTTTGGACAAGGTTCCGCAGCAAAACCTGAAGAACTTAAAGTTCAAGCAATGAAAGAATTTATTCAATATGTTAAAGAAAAATCTTCCGAGTTACAAAAGAAAGCTTATTTAAAGAATAAAGTATCTAATAAGTTTGTACCCCAGATAGGTTTTTCAGATGATGATTTAAAAAACCTAGAAAAAATGAAAAAACATTTTAAAAATGAACCAATGTTAAAAACATATTCAACACATGGAGGTATTAAAAAGAAATATTAACTGGATTCTAGTAAAGAATAATTTTAAAAAAATCAAAGTAAAGAGATAATTATTAATCTCGATATATTTATAGAGAAATAAACAAACAAAAATAAAAATTTAAAATAATATTACAATGGCTGATTTACTAATGAAAATGCCGATTCCTTATGAACCCAAAAGACAGAACAGGTTCATTTTAAGATTTCCATCCACTTTAGGAATAAATGAATGGTTCGTAGAATCTGCTTCAAGACCACATATAACAATTAACTCAACTGAAATTCAATTCCTTAACACATCTACATATGTGGCAGGAAGATTCACTTGGGGAACTATAAACTGTAAATTTCGTGACCCTATCGGACCTTCAGCTTCTCAAGCATTGATGGAGTGGGTACGTTTATGTGCAGAATCAGTTACAGGTCGTATGGGTTACGCAGCAGGATACAAGAAAAACGTTGACTTAGAAATGTTAGACCCAACAGGAGTTGTAGTTGAGAAATGGATTTTAGAAGGTACTTGGTTACAAGACGTTAACTTTGATACTGTTGCTTATAATAGTGATGCTATTGCAAGTATTACTGCTGTTTTGCGTCCAGACCGTTGTATATTGGTTTATTGATTTTTTCAAATATTTTTCAAAAGTTCCATATACTATTTATGGAACTTTTTTTATTTTTAGTAATGTTAATACTTATATATAATGACTGCCGATGATAACAACATTAGTGGTTTTACTTGTTTTACATGTGGTAAAATTTTTCAAACAGAGGAAGAATTTAAAAACAGACACAAAAGAAAAGTAAAATCAGAACTAATCTTACCGAATGAAGAAATCTCAAAAGATTCATCTAAAAATACAAATAGTATTGATTTATCGTCATTATGAATTAAAATTTAAAATAAAAGAGTATTATGGATAAAAGTTTATTCGATGCCGGAACGGCTGATTTCAATTTACCACACGATGTGGTATCATTACCAACACAAGGGGTATTTTATAAATCAAAGAAAAAATCTGTTAAAGTAGGTTATCTTACTGCAAATGATGAAAATTTGTTAATTAGTGCGAGTAGAAATCCATCTAAAGATGGTATCGTGTTAAATTTATTAAGAAATAAAATATATGAACATGATTTACGACCTGACGAATTATTAGATGGTGACATTGAAGCTATCCTAATATTTTTAAGAAATACTTCTTTCGGTCCTGAATATAAATTTTCAATTACAGACCCTTCAACAGGTAAACCATTTGATAGTGAAATACTTTTGGATGAATTAAATATTAAACAAGGTACAGTTAAACCTGATGAAAATGGTTTATTTACGACAACATTACCTCGTTCAGGTGCTCAAGTTAAAATTAGACCACTTAGTTTTGGTGAAGTTATGGAAATCGGAAGACTTGAAGAACAATATCCTGTTGGTAGAACTGCACCGACAGTTACTTGGAGATTAAATAAACAAATACAAGAAGTGAATGGAGACTCTGATAGAGGTGTGATAAGTCAATTTATTGATTCGTTACCAATTATGGATTCAAAACATATCAGAAAGTTTTTAAAAGATAACGTTCCTTCTTTAGACTTAACAAGAAATATTATAGCCCCGTCTGGAGAAAAGGTAACGTTTGAGATTACCTTTGGGGTGGACTTTTTTCGGCCTTTCTTCTAAATATAACCAAGTTTTAATTGACGAATATCGTATTCTGTCAAAGTTTAATGGAGTTTCATATTCCGACTTCTTAATCCTGCCTGTTTATTGGAGAAAATATATGATTGATAAAATCATAGAGGAAAATACACCAAAAACATAAAATTGATATTTATTATAAAATAATATAAATATGGCAGATGATGCACTTGAAAATGCTGGTAAGGAAAGTGTTAAAAGTTGGAAATCAATTGGAGATTTAATAAAAACTGAAATAACATCAAGTACAAAAGGGTTACTTGATGTTGTTTTAGAAGTAGATAACGCTGCAAGAGACCTTTCTAAAAAGTTCGGTCTTGGTGATGAATTAATCCAATCAATGAAAGTTGGATTAACTGATGCAACACAACAAGTTGCTAGACTTGGTGGTAGCTTTAGTGATATTTCTAAAATGCAGACTGAAGTTGCTGGTGTTTTAGGTAGAAATGTTATCCTTAGTTCTGATTTATACTCAAAATTATATGCGGCATCAGAAGTTACAGGTAAGAGCGGTAAAGAAATTGTAGAGGCGTTTAGAAACGTTGGAACATCATCATTCCAAGCGGTTGAAGGTATGAAAGAAGTTGTTAATGTTGCGAGAAGTCAAGGTGTTAATGCTCAAGCTGTTAGTGGGGAGGTTTTAAAAAACATGGACCAAATGAACAAATTCACATTCCAAGGGGGTGTTGAAGGTTTGGCAAAAATGGCATCACAAGCTGTTGGATTAAGAGTTAATATGGAAAGTACATTGAAAGTTGCTGAAGATTTATTACAACCAGAAAAAGCAATTGAAATGGCGGCGTCTTTACAAAGATTGGGTGTTGCACAAACAGATTTATTAGACCCTTTACGATTAATGGATTTGGCACAGAATGACCCCGCAGAACTACAAAATCAAATTGTTAAAATGACACAACAATTCGTACAACTTAACGAAAAAGGTCAATTTGAAATCATGCCGCAAGCTAAAAGACAATTAATGGAAATTAGTAAAGAGATGGGTATTAGTTACAATGAATTAACTAAAATGGCTATAGGTAGTTCTGACTTAGATAAAAAAATGAGAGAGATTGATTTTAGTGGTTTAAAAATAACAGAAGACCAACAAAAAATGATTGCTAATATGGCCGAAATGGGTGAACGTGGGGTATATGAAGTACAAGTATTTGATAAAGATAAAGGAGAAATGGTGAAGAAGGCGGTAAGTGAATTACGTGATGAAGATGTTGAATACTTAAAGAAAGCTGGCGAACCAAAAACATTAGAAGATTTAACGTTACAACAGTTAAATGTATCTGAAAGTATACTTGCCGCGATAAAAGATGTTTTTGCACCGCTTAAATATGGGTTAGCAACCTCAAAACCTGCAGGAACTTTAGTTGAGGCCGGTAAAGGACTTGTTAGAACTGGTTCGGATATATTAACACCTGAATCTGTCACACCAAAATCTGTTAGAGAAATAACTGATAAATCACTTAGTGAAATAACTAAGTCATTAACTGAATTAATGTCAGGTAAAGGTAGTTTAGAATCATTTATCGATGCGATTGGAAAAGTAGAAAAAGGACTAGTAAATTTTGGTGATAATGCCGGTATAGAAATATTCAAATCAATAGATAAAAATATTGCGGAAGCCGCAAAATCTAGTGATATGTTTGGAATTTTAATTAATTACTTTAAACAAACACTAAATAATGAATTTAAGGGTTCTCAAACAACAGGACCTATGATGGAAAAAAATGTAAAAGACGCTATTATTATTAATACATTACCTGAAGATACAGTAAGAGAAGTTAATGGATTAGCGATTGGTACTAATTTAGGTGGTGGATTACCGACAGAACAAAAAATAATGGGTAGTGTTGATGTTAATTTAAATATTAGTTTAAATTCAAATAACTCAAATGTGTCATCTAATGATATTATAGAAGCTATGAGAAATGGTGGAGTGCAACAACAAATTATAACTTCAATTACTGATGCTATTAATAATGGAATGAAAGGTAATGTTAATCCACAATTAAATCCTTATTCGGCAAATCCATTATTAAGTGTTTAAAAAAATCCAATAACGACCTATTTATTGTAAAAAGAGTAAATGCCAGATAGTGTTTTATCATTTGCGAATAGTGCTACTTTTAGGGATACTTTATTAGCTAGAAATTTACCTCCGTATACTGTTACGGGGGTTTACAGTTCACCACCTAATTCAGTAAATTATGAAACTAATTTAACAGTATCTAATGTTATAAATTCACCCGATGAATTTATTTCACAAGACCCGTTTGCTCAACAATTATATCCATTAAATCAATATGGTCCTGATGGAGGTTATAATATACAAATTACATATAATAACCCCCCATTACCTGTATCATCTAATAGTGGTGAATATGACCCAAATGACACTAAGTTAGATTTAGTTAATGAATTTTTCATTGATGCTGCGTATATAGAAAACGTTTATGGTCCTAATGGTGGATTCCAAAATATGGTTACTATAACAAGTATCCAAAATAATAATAGGATTTATGCTCCTTATTGGGACCCACCAACGTTTATACCATCTTCATACAGTCCTTATACTATTTTGTTGTCGAATGACCCAACAGGTTCTGACGGATTATTATCTCAAGATTCATATTTGGCTAAAATTTCGGCACAAAATTTAAAAGATTTATTTAAAGCTAGAGTAGATGCTGAGATATATCAAAATACGGTAGGATTAGTTAATTTAGAAAGTCTTTCAGACCCATTTGAAGCGTCATTAATTGCAACGGGAAGAGAACCTTTAATATACAGAGATTATAGGATTACAGTTCCTGAATTTCCATTATTAAATGCTTTTGATTTCGCGACAAGATTGGCTAGTGCTTATTGGCCTGTTTCTTTTATACCTGGTGATTATTTCAATGAAAATGTACCAAACGCTCAGTCACAACAAGTGTCAAACGCATTAAATGTTGTTAATCAATTAACAGGTGGATTTTTAGGTCCTATATTGAATTTTACGAGAAATCCATCGGAAATATTTTTAGCAAATACAGGTAATGCTCAAAGGTCATTCTTATTTAAAAATATTGATTATAACAGATATCAACCATCATATAATAAAAATTTTGGTGGATTATTAGGTGTTGCCCAAGGTTTAGTTAACTTAGCTGTTAGTTTAATAAACCCACAAAACGGTACTTTAATTGGTGGATATTATGTGGGAAGTAGAAATGCTGAACCTTCAACGATAACATCACCACCAAATCAAATTCCTGTTGACCCATTTGGTAGACAAAATCCTTCACCTGTTTATGGACCATCTGAACTTGGTCAACTTTACGAAGGAAATATTGGTCAATTAAATTTTGGTTTAGCGGGAAAATCTACAACAGATGGCGGTTCTTTAGATGGCGGTTTTGTATGGGTATCACCTAAATATAAATCTAATGCTGGTTTTAAAGCAACACCAGGAGGTGGAACGGGAAGTAAAGATGATGAATTTAATCAAATAAGTTCAAATTATGAAAGAGATGAGTCGACAAATTTAACATTTAAACAAACTTCAATATTAGACCAAACGCAAAGATTGGTTGACTCTGCCGATAATGTACAAGGTATTAGTAGATTAAAACATGTCGGTAATGCTATTAATCAGGTGAGTAAAGTCTTTAATGACGGATACAAAGAACTTACAAAAGGTTCACAGGTTGTATCATATATTGATAATACAACTGGTGGTGAAAAAGGTATTGAATATTGTCGTTTATTTGCTAAAGATACTCCTTATTATACCTATGCGGACTTACAAAAAAGAGATGGTATAACAACATCAGGAAGAAGATTTACTAATTCTGTGTTGGATAATACATACAATCTCAATATAGCGCCATTAAGAAATCCTGGTTCAACAAACATTGTTGCTGGTGACCCAATGGGTAAAGGAGGATATGCCAAAAAATACATGTTCTCAATTGAAAATTTGGCTTGGAGAACGTCAAGTAGACCGGGTTATACATACGATGAATTACCTATTTGTGAGAAAGGTCCTAATGGTGGTAGAGTTATGTGGTTTCCACCTTATGATTTAAAATTTACAGATACAAGTAGTGCGAACTGGAATGCACAATCATTTTTAGGAAGACCTGAACCGATTTATACGTATAAAGATACGTCAAGAAGTGGAACTTTATCTTGGAAAATAATTGTTGACCACCCGTCTGTTATGAATGTTATTGTTGAACAACAATTAAAAGGTAAAAACAAAGAAAGATTAAATTCAATAATTGACTCTTTCTTTGCTGGATGTGTTAAGTTTGATATCTATGAATTAGCTAAGAAATTTAATACTATACCTGTAAAAGATTTATATACTTATCAGGAAATATTAAATGACCCAAGATTAACACCTGAACAATTAAGAGGTGTACAAAAGGAAATACCTGCAGAAAATACTGCGAATAATAATGGACAGGGGGTGAACACTAATGAAAACAATAGTGGTACAGTAACGGTTGACCCTTCTGTAAAAGATTTTGAATCAAAATATACAGAATTAGCATTTTATTTTGAAAATGATATACCAAAAACAGGTGACGTGTCTTATTTAGAGACATATAACACATATACTACCTCAACAAATATTAGTAAATACCAATCAAATGCTGATTCTGAATTTAATCAGGGGAATACTAATAGAAATACCACTGATTTTTTTAATAACGTTGTTATTTCTAACTTTAAACAAATTGCTTTAAACGATAAAAATTTTATAACTGATTTATATAATATTTTAGATAAAAAATTAGCGAATGTTACATTAATATTAGAAGGTTCAGCATCTGCACCTGCTAAAGTAAATTATAATAAAAGTTTATCTGACAGAAGAATTAGTTCAGTTACAAAATTTTTAAAAGAATATAAAGGTAAAGGTGATGTGAATTTAGCTAAATTCATTGATAAAACATTAACAATAACTAATTTTGGAGGAACTGGTGAAAAAACGGTAATTCCTTACTGTGAATCAGGTACTTATGGTAGTGATGTTAATTGTACTCAAGATATAAAAAATAAAAACAATACTGTAACATCGCAATCACAAATTTATTCGATTAGTGCAATGGCTTGTCGTAGAGTTA